GTCAGCACGACTACCGGTAAGCTGACCAGTAATACCGACTGATTTAACAGAAGGAGCTTGGTGAGGGGAGCAAGCCACATCAAAGGAGATACGACTCCAACGGGAGTCATCAGATTTAGGGCGCAAATGACCCAACCAGGGTGTTTCAATGATTAATTTTTGTAGGAAGATTGACATGTTATCTGCTCGTTCTTTAGAAGCAGATATAATCATTATTTTCTTTTCGGGGTTATTAAATAAAGTCCAAAGAACAAAAGCACCAGTAATCCAGCTCTTACCAACTCCCCTAAATGCTTGGATTTGTAAACGCTTTGGACCATGTTGAAGGTAATCAGCAATTGCATATTGAGCACGTGTAGGGTTTGGTAAGTCTAGTTCACTCCATAATGCTTGTAGGAATAGCTTGAAGTCATCCTTTAATAGTTCTAATGTATTCATCGTTTCTCCAAGTTGTAGGACCGTTAGGTGTAAAGGGTAAGTGTTGTTTAACTGTAAAATTAGCTCTATCTTTTACAAATAACGGATCATGTTGTAAAGATTCATATTGAATATCAAACCAGCGTTTTTTATCTAAGGACTGCTTTAGCATTCCGATATAGTCATAACAATGATCAACATAAGTACTATAAAAGTCAGGGTTATCTGTATAATCTTTATACCATTCAATACGTTGCATACTAGCTATGATGTCATCTTTATCACGAATCATAAAAGCAAACTGAGCATTTGGAAATATAAAAGATAATTCTATTACTGCTTTAAGAAGAAAGGGAGCTTGAACAACACTATTATTAGGTATGTTTATGTTGTATTCAAGCTCATCAATAAACTTCCTACCAGTTTGTCTAGCGATAATGTGGCTAGCAAGCCGTGAGCCTGCTCTCTGTGGACCTGTGACAATGATTGGGTGGGTCATAGGTAGAATCTAGCGTGTAGGGGGTTTAAGGACGTCTGTAGCCTGTTCTAGCGCGTCTACGTAGCTCATAATCAGAGTAACCTTCTTTGCGTAGTTGTTCTTTCTTTTCTTCCGCAGCGACGCCAGTTTCTTGTAAGTTTTTACCAGTAGCACCTTCTACAATAGCACCTATCATTTCGTAACCAGCGTAACCTACTGCAATTGGAGGTACAAATTTGGCAACAGCACCAACCGTAGAAATTGCAGCTTTAGGTAAAACTTTAGTAGCAACTTTAGAGGCAGCAGGTTTAGCTAGTTTAACACCTTGTTCTACTAAAGCCCCACCAACGGCACCTAGAGCAGTTTGTTCAGCAGCTTGTCTATAGTTACCTTGCAACGCAGATTTAACAGCTTCAGGCTCAATAGCAGTAGCAGCACCAACAATGGATCCTAACACATTCTTACGGACAGCTTCCACTCCACTAGCAACAGCAGCACTTATAGGATCAGTACCAAACATCTGTGATCCTTTTAAAGGAGGTAAACCCATTTTAGCTAACCCTTTATTTACCTCTGTTTGTGCTAAAGCAGCTTCACCACTAGCCATAAACTGCTCAACACCTGGTTGTGGATTAAACTTAATTGATCCGGCTTGAGCAAACAATTTAGGAAGTTCCGTTTTTCTAGTAGCCTTTTCAATTAACTGTATTGTTTCAGGTCGTGTTCTAGGGTCTACAACCTCACCAAACCCTGCTTGTGTAAATACACTACGTTGTTGTTGAACCTGTGGTGTTGCAGTGGTCTCTGCAAACCTTTCTTGCTGTTGTAAAATAGAAGGAAGCAGGGCTTTAACTTGTTCTTCAGAACTAGCTTGAACTAGTTTTGGATCTAATCCAAGCCTATCAGCTAGATTCTGCCCTGCTCTATGTAAATAAGGAAAATCTTCTGGACGTATAATACCAGCTTCTGCAAAAACACTACCCTTAGCACCTAAACGACCTTGATGCCAAAGCTCGTCAAAAGCTCCAATAGCATTTAAGTTAGCTTGGTTGTCTCCAGGTGTTGCACCTGTTAAATCAAAGATACGTTTTTTTGTATCTTCCCAAATATCAACTGGAGTTCTGATACCAAGATCTCCACCAGTCCTATCTGCAATAATATGATGAAGAGGGATGTTTTTAACGTATTGAAATTTCCTCATCAAACCTTCTTCGGTTTTCCGAAGCCTACTGATTAACTCTCCAGGCTCCATGTAAGGTTTTTCTAAAACGTCTTGAAAAACTGAAGGATCCCAAGCAAAAGCAGCGCCAAACCTTCGCCATTTTTTTAAATCATTAACGTCAGCACTACTAAGTTTTTGCTTAGCTTTTTGCGCCGCCATTAGACGATCTAAATTTTCTACAATTGTATTTTGAACAAGCTGATACGCTCGCTTGGTTTCTCTATCCATTAATTAATATACTCCATAATTAGTTTTTCACGGAGTCTATTAACTCCAAATTTGTCTCTCATCCACGAGAGGACGGGTGTACTTCCTTTATCCTGATTACATCTGGTACAGGCGCATACAACATTTGTTGCGACATCCTCTCCGCCACGAGCGCGAGGATGAACATGATCGATAGATAATTGACTAAGGTCATAAGTTTTTCCGCAATAGATACAAGTATGGTCAAAGTGTTCCTTAATAGATGTTCTCCAAAGTCTTTTGGCGTCGGAAGAAGTCATAGCTATCAAGTTAAATAGGTAATCGTTAGGGGTAGGAAGTAGTGGGGTCATGCGCGTCCTTTACGTGCTCTGTTTTTTGATGCTGCTTCGAGGAATGTCTTTCCATTTTTTCTGTGGGATACATCCTTGCCATCACCGTTACCGTAGGTTCCACGTTTACGGTTTTCTTTATTTAATGCAGACCGTTTAGAGATCTGTAATGCACTTGAATCATATTTCTTTTGATATGATTTATAGTTACCATTAGCGTATTTTGGACCGCTATAGTTAGAGCTTCGTACCATAAAGTCTCCGTTTTACAAGTTCAGGGTCAACAGTTGGCATTAGGTTAGCTAGTTTATCTAGTGGGTTACCTTGAACAGCAACACCACTAATGTCGTTTTTGACAAGCCACTCTATCGCTGCCTTTATATCTTGTGTTGTAGCTTCACCACTTTTAATCCGATTAAGGAGTTCTTTGGTAACTAAATTGTGCAACTCATTGAATTGGTCTTCGGTTGCTTTCTTGTTAGCCATTTCTCAATACAATTTGATCTAATTTGTTTTCAATGCGGATCATATGATCCTCCATACGTTGCACCATTATTGAAAGATCAGCTTTAGATACATAATCTTGTGCAACACTTAATTCAAAGGTATCAACACGTCTATCCAAAGCCGATATTCTATTGTGTATACGATTTGTTAAAGCAGCTCCTGCTGCAATAGCTCCAATCAGAGCTGATACCCCTGCTTCAATCATTACTTATTAGGAAATAAACCGTTACGAATAAATTCAACTGCTTTATCATCGATGTCATTATCGGTTGACTCAGCAAGTTTAGTAAGCATATCTACAATAAGTAGTTTAACTTTTTCAGACTGTAAAAATGAAAATAGAATTGGACGAATTAAAGTAATCATGATAAATAAAGTTGTTTAAACGTCAGCTGTATTAGTAGAAGGAAATGCTCTCCCTTCTCCCCAAATAATTCTTACAGCACCTTGGCCACCTGCACCAGGGTTTCCGCTAGGGCGACCAAAACCGCCACCGCCGTATAAACCTCCGGTTGCTTGAGTTTTATTGTTAGAAGTTGCAGTAGATAGACCATTTGTACCGCTGGAACCACCTCCTCCACCAACGCTAGAAGAAGTACCTGCAATACCGTCGCTACCTTGTCCGAGAAGACCAACACCGCCGCCGCCGCCTCCTATACTTGGACTAGCATAACCGCCGCCACCAGCACCACTATTTGAATCAGCAGCAATTGGGGCGCCACCAATCTGATTAACAATACCTCCTTTACCACCGTTACCACTATATCCTCCTGCACCGCCGCCGCCACCATAGGATGCGGAGCTTTGATTTGTTGCATAAGGCCAATCGCCACCATTACCTCCACCCCATTGAGATGAAAAGGATGGTCCACCTTGTCCTCCACTGGATGATTGTCCAGGTATGCCACCTTGTCCGCCAGTGCAACCTACTAAAACAGTTGATCCCCTTTGAATACCACTGTCTCCCCCATCGGCGGATGCAGATGGTACACCATAATAACCTCCGACACCAGCTTGAACACTTAATGTTTCACCAGGAGTAACCGGAATATTATTTCGATAAGCAAGTCCGCCACCACCGCCACCTGGTGAAGCAGTACTGCTGGTGGTTTGGCCTCCAGCGCCACCACCACCCACACAGACTGCACAAATAGTTGTTACTCCAGAAGGAACGACCCAACTAAAAATACTAGAACTTGTAGCATTAATCGGTGATGTAAATGTTTCTTGCCCTGCTAGTGAAACTTCTGAACTAAAAAGCAATTGATGTATCATTAAGTTAACCCACTACCAGTAATAACAAAAGTATTAGATTGAACACAAAGAATAGTTGCTAATCCATATTGAACTAATGTGCGATTACCTGTGTTTATTGTTCCTGCTTGTCTTAGTGTTACGCTACCACCTTGTGTAATAGTTTGGTCATTAGTACTATTATTAAAAATGCTGATAGCATCACCAACACTAAACACACCACTAGGTACAGTAATACCACCAGTTGTAATGTTAATATGTTTACCGGCATCTGTTGCAACTAAAGTATATGCAGATGTTTGAGGATTAGCTGGTATATTTGGAAATGTTTGACTAGATGAAAAGGTTAGATCACTACTTAAAGGTGATTCAATTTTAGGTGCTGTTACGTTAGCATCAGCTAGCTTAGCTGTAGTTACAGCATTATTTGCTAGCTTATCTGTAGTTACAGCATTATTTGCTAGTTTAGCAGCAGTAATAGAACCATCAGCAGGTGTAAATGAAACATCAGGTGCAAGTTTATCAGCTGTAACTGCATCATTAGCTATTTTAGCAGTAGTAACAGAACCATCAGCGATGCCACCAGATATAACATTTTGGATTTTATTTTCTTCTTCTTGTCCAATAAAAAGAGATTGTTCAAAATTTCTATTTAAATCTTGTGCTCTAATAGCTGAACCTGGAAAGAATGTTGAAGATGTAGCTGTTGTATCAGTTTCTCGAAAAATACGAATAGCTACACCATCAGGTGGTGCTATATTAAAATCAATTAGTGTTGGCGTGTTATCATTAATTGTAAAATCAGTCGTACCTATTTCATCTAAGGTAACCTTTACGTCTTCTTTTTTTATGTACGGAAATGAAAAAGTATAACTTGTTAGTATACCATCTCCTGTATAATTATTTTCAGTTGTTGCCATGATTTTTTAGTACCGAATGTTAGTAGTAAAATCTGTTATGCCAGGGATGATACCCCTCATAGCTTGATTTTCTTTTGCTTTCTTTTCTGCAATTCTTTTTTGAATGTCACCTTTCATTCCTAAATCTAAATCATCAAAAGCAAGTTTTTCTGCCTTTTTTCTTGCTTCATCAAGTTCCATGAAAATCAAATCATACTTACCAATAGGTGTATCTTCAGCACTGACACCTTGAGATCTAGCTTCTTTTAGTTCTTTAACAGTGCTACGTGCATCAGCTAACTTACTAATTCTTGCAATCTCACCGCGCCAATACCCACGTTCACCCATAAGTTCAGATAGTTTAGAACGTTCTTCAGGTAAAATTTCCACACCTTCTCGTGTTTTAAATAAAGATGATGAATCATATTCTATATCATTAAGAAACTTTTCTTCTGGTGATTCACCTTCGTATATTTTAATTGGAGATACTGTATTGTATAGACGTACCATCATGTTATAATTATTTGGTACTTTACCTGTAACAGGACTGTAGATATAAGGTTGTCTGTTAGAAGGATCAAAAACATTAAGATATTGGTTTCTGTTTTTTATAAAACCTGCTATATCTTTCTGAACATCTTTAAGACCACCATCAATAATTTGACTAACGTTATTGCGAACACCACCTAAAGGACCAAGAGCGTTGAGTTGTCCAGCAGCAAATCTATCAAAAGCATATTCATTACCGCTAAGAATTTCAACAAGTGGTGTTAAAACAGAAAGAGCAGTGTCTTCAGTTACAGCAGAAGCAAGAATAATAGCCATTTTAGCTTTTAAATTCTCTGTAGCTGCTTCACCTAACATATCAAAATTATCACCAATAGTAGCTAAAGTAGCAACCCAATTACTTAGACCAGGGCCAAGTAATTCATCATAACTGATTTTTTTACCAGCAACGGAAATTGTTCTAGGTTTCCAGCCTCTTTTCTTTCGAGCTGCCATCAACTGTCTATCATAAGAACCATCACCTGTCATTTCAAACCAGCCATCTCCAGTAATAGCATTAGCCAAAACATTTGAAAGAACCAATCCTGTTATAATAGAAGAGATACCTTTTTTACCTAAAGTCTTATTTTTTAAATCAACAAGAGCATTTAATTTAGCTACACCATCCATTTGGCTTACTTTGTAACCACGAGCTGTTAGAATATTATCTACTAATTCAGGTTGCTCCATAAATGTTTTGACTGGAGTGTAAGCTAAGTCATTTATATCTTTTTGAAATGAACGAATTGGAGCAGGAATATATGCATCAGCAGTTCTAACTACATTTACTAAGATGCCAGGAAATCTATTAAAAGCCCTTAACAAAGGAACTCTTTCATAAAGGCTATTTAACGAAGTAACCATATCACTGTTTAGATTTAAAGCAAGTTCACTTGTGTTATACTTAACTGCTTCATCTACAATAATACCGTTCTCATCAAACATACTATTATATTCTTTGTTAGCAAGTCTCTTTACTTCATCAGGTGATGCTGCTTTACCAAGGCGTTGTATCTCATCCATAGCACGGAAACGAGCTTGTGCATTAGCAATATTAGCACTTGTGTAACCATCAAAGCCAGTAAATGTATTTGGAATGAATCTAAATACAGGATCTGCTTCCATTGCTTTTAAATTATCATACAAATCTACAACATATTGGAAGCCATACCTACCGTTATCAGCTTCAATCTGTGCAAGTTTTCTGTAACCATCAATTTTAGCTTCATTCTTAATTACAAAATCTAACCTAGTAGCATCTTTTACACTGTTAGGATTTTGTGATGCTTTCATAAACATCTTACCAGCATAAGGTAAGGCTTTTTTTTGTGTATCTAAGACAGCACTATAAGCCATCCAACCACGTTGTACTGATTTAAGATCTTTACGCATTAAAGCACCTGTAAGATAACTTAATGGTTCTGCTACCATACCACTTAAATTACCATAGAAAGCTTTAGCACTAGAAGCTACAGAAAACAAAGAATTATAAAAATTACCTCTAACAGCTTGTGCTAAAATATTAGGTGCTTCAGGATTACCGTCAATAATTGGCCTCCACCTAACAAAAGTATTGAGAATATCTTCATTCATTTTAGTGATACTATTGATCTTACCATCACTAAGTTCATATAACTCAAGAAATGAATCAAGAACTTCTGGGTTATTTTCTTCTAAATATTGCCAGTTTTGGGTAAACCGATCACTTTCGTCTTGAATAATACGTAAGGCTTGTGGTGATTGCTCAATAATTTCTTTGTTTAGTTGTTCTGGTGTTTTACCAAATGCACGGACACGCTCACCTAAAGCCATAACACCACGTTTCTTATCTACATAATACTCAGTAGTTCTTTTTAATTGTTGTAGGTAAGCTAGATTATCACGAACTTGTTGTTTAGCTTGATCAACAGCAGCTGAACCTCTATTAAGTCTAATACCTTGAGATAGGTCAGAAATTTGACCAGCAATTGATGTAGCACTATAAGCTTGTGCTTTAGCAATATCCATACCAGTAAACTGTTCAGCTTGCTCATCAATCATCCTAAAGATACCTTTGTACCCTTCATCAGTTAATTCTTCCAAACCAAATTGATTTTTTACAATTACAGGATCAAGAATCTTACGGATTTCATCTACACCAACAGTAGGATCAAACAATTCAAGTACTAGGTTATCACCTTGCTCTTGGATTTCATCAAAACTAATTGCCCAATCTGCTGCATCAACACGATAACGATCAGCATCTTTTAGTTGTTTAGCAAGACCAAGTGTAACTTGTTCAACACCACCTGGTGTACTGATGGCAAACTTACGAGCAGGTTCACTAATGAAGTTACCTAAACGACCATAAACTGATCCTTTGTTTTTAGCAACACGTACTGCATCAACACTGGCACCAATGATACCAAAATCATCAAGACTACGAATTCCAACTTCATTCCAATCATAAACGTCGTTGACACCTTTTAATGGGACGTTAGAATTAGGATTCATAGCTTGATTGTAGTATCCAAGCTCATCAAGATCTGCTTCTTGTTTAGCAGCATATCTAGAAAGCTCTTCTACTAAATCATCACTTTTAGCAGCTGGCTGCATACTATCGATAATTTTCTGTGCTTTTGATGTTTCACCTATAAGCTTAGGTTCTTGTATAACACCTGATCCAATTTCACCTAAACTACGTTTTAATTTTCCTAAAGATCCTACAAAAGGAAGAAGAAAACCTAACGCTAAACCTTCATTAATGTTTTTAATACGTTTTTCATCTGTACTGTCTTTATCTAATGTAGCAAAACTATCAGGAATAAAATCAAATTGTGGTGGTAATTTTGATGTTAAAGACTTGTATAGTCCAGATTTTTTAATAGAACCAGAAAGATTTTCCCCTTCAGTTTCAGAACTGATAGCATCAACAAGGACACCAGCGCCACCTTCGATACCCCTAGTTCCAAGAAACTTCATAAAGGCAGTATTGCCTAATCTATTGAGTGCGTTACCGGCTCCAAGTAAGCTGGTACTTGCAGCTTGTGCTTTAGATGCTAGTGCAAGACCAGCACCTTGAAAAAGTAATGTAGGCGCAATAACAGAAGTAATGCTTCTTATAGTTTGCGCTAAATCATTTTCATACTTAGATGCTTTAGGGATTTGTAAACCTGTACTAGACAGTAGTTTATTAGCAAAATCAGTTGGAAAGTCAATTAGACCTTGAATTTCTTTAAAGTCTAATTCCCTTCCTTCACGTTCTAGTCTTTCATAATCAATGTTTCCTTCAGGAGTTCTGTAAGGAGTGTTTGGTGAACCTACAAGTCCAGTAGGTTGCTGCTGTTCCGTTGACACCTCACCCGTAGGTGCAGGTTGTTCAATTGTTGGTGTAGTTTGACCTCCCGTAGGAGGCTGTGTTTCTTGTTGTTGAAGCTGCTGTTCTTCTTCCTCATAAGAAGCAATTCTTTGTTGAATTTCTTCTATTTGTTCATTAGAGAGTTGTAAATCAGCTTCTTGTGTATCTGACACATATTCACTACCAACATTTGAATAATCTAATGGATCGTTCATGTTGTTTTTATTAGTTTTGGTTTAATTTCTGATTGTAGATTGACATAGTATCTGATGCTGTTCTAGTTGTTTGTCCTAAAGCAGGTGAAGCTCCTGCCCAAACTTGCCCAACTTTATTAAAATCAGGATTATTAATATCTACACCAGCTTCACTGCTTAATTGTAAAAACATTTTATCTTGAGTTTCTGGGCTAAATACAGTATCCCAAGTATAATTACCGCTATTAACTAATCCCCTTAAAGTTTCCGGCATTAATTGTAAAGCACCAGAAGCCGAAGAATTGTATCTATCTTTTTTAAATGGTATCTTACCTCCACCAAGTCGTTCTGGAATAGCATCTGTACCACCAAGTTTAATAGCATCGTACAATTCACCTAAAGTCATTTGAGTTAATTGTGGGACAACTGCACCACCATAAACTGTATTATAACCTTGTGGACCGCTTGTACCTTCTACGGATCTTATTGTGTCTATAAGTGCTCTTTCCCTACGAGAAGTGTCAAAGGTTCTTCTCACAGGTGGTGCATTACTACCACCTTGATTATTATTTATTTCAGCACCAACTCTGTAATTCCTGTTAAACGTACGGTTCGATACATCGTTATAAAGTTTTTGAACTTCTGGAGATAACTGATATACAGCATCTTCAATTGGATTAACTTCGTTTGCAATAACAGGATCTTTCATAGATACAGCATTAACTTTAGCTATGCTTGCATTATAAACTTCTCTAGGACTCATAGGACGGTTAGTCTGTTGTGTCAGCCTAGATATTCTCATAATTTCAGGTGTATATTCTACGTTTACAGGATTTTTTTCGATCTGAGCTGAAATACGTTCGTAATCGTCTTGACCTCCTAAAGCATAAGGCATATTAATAATCTTCGTTAGATTGCCATTATATTTGGCAATTAGTTTATCAAACATGTTAGAATTAGATCTATCTTGTTCTGTTTGAGCAGTACCTTTTAAATTAGGAAAGTTAGGTGCATTATCTGGTGAATTAGGATCTTTATAAAATAAATTTGTTGTATCTGTTTGCCCTTTTGCTACGTATTCATTTAATTTATTTTCAGCATATTCAGATCTGAATTCTTGTCTAACGCCAGTTTTCTCAGCTTCTAAAGCATATTCTTTAAACTTCTCTTCCATAGCAATTAAAACAAAAGTACTCGTTGTATTAATGCTGCCATCATTAGTTGGGTCAAAACCCGTTACAGAAATAGCTTTAGCTTTTAAACCTTTTAAAATTCTAGGAAACTCAGTACCAAACCTTTTAATTTGTTGCTCTTTAAATATAGCCTGATATTTGCTCTTTGTAGCAGGGTTTTGTATCGTAGCTATTTCTTGTTCAGTAAGAGGAACTGTACTTGCAGCCCTTACAGCAAACCTGTTTTCTTCTTTTTCAATATTTTTAGCAATTGCTACTTGTTCTGCTTGTATTAAAACTTGTGGGTAAGATATTCCAGGAAAATTTTGTGGCCATAAAGCTTTAAACGATTCAAATATTAATGGATCACGTTCGTCACTTTCTTGATCAGTAAGAGCTTGCAGTTGTGGGACTGCAACAAGACGTACAAAATCTTTAGCGTTTTGGTTACGATCTCTTTCCTCATTAGTTCTAAATTGACGTGTAGCTTGTTGGCGTTCACGTATAGCTTCTAAATAAGCTCGCGTAGGTTGATTTTTGCCGCCTTTACCTCCAAAAACTTCACCAACAGTTTTATTATAACTCGGTAAGAAAACATTATTTATATCATCCATTGAAAAAAGTGCTTCTCCAGTTCTAGGATCAACAGCTGAAATAGTACTAAAAAAATTAGTAATAGCTTGTTTCCTAGAAATCGCAGGATTAGCAAAATCAGATTGAAGAGATGCTTCCAGCGTAGATACATTTGTTCTTAGGAAAGCAGCTTGTTCAGCTTGTTTTTCATAATTAGATGTAGTTTCAGCTGTTGTAGCATTTTTTACAAGAAGGTCTTGATACTTTGTAAATTTCTCATAACCTTCTTGATAGTATCCAGGGTTTTTATCACTTAACCCTAATTTATCAAGACTTGTCTCTAAAGCATATTGTGTAACAAGACCCATTTTGGGTGCGTCTTTTAAAGCTTCACTGGGAGCAAAACCTAATTCAGGTATTACCTTAGTGCTTTGTAGTAAATTGTCTACAGTAGCCGTAGAAAGTAATCCTAAAGCTTTGTTTTTATATGCTTGGTCATAAACAGCGTTTCTACCAGGATTAGCGAAGAAATCTTTAGATGCTTCCCTAGTTGTAATTTCTCCTTTAGCCTCCCCTTCAGTTGTTATTACATCAAGTTTAGCAGTTTCTTCTGGGAAAAGGCTTTGTACATCTTTATACTTAGTTTGTGCTGATAGACTATTGTAAAAATCATCTCTAGCTTGTTTCTGAGCTAACCGAGTTTGATCAGTAATCATCTTCTTGGTTCTTTCAGCAGAAATTTTACCAATAGTTTGACTAAAATCGGTTAAACCAGTTATGATTTTTTCTAAGTCTTCATTAGGATCTTTTCTATTTTCTATTGCAAATCTTTCTTCAGCTTGAGATCTAGCTTGTTGCTGTTGTAGTGCTCGTTGTTCACTTTGAAAATTACGTTCACGTTGGTTTGCTTCAGCAGCTTGGTTTTGTTCTACTGCCTGTAAATTACGTTCTCTTTGAGAGATTTCAGCATTACGTCTGCTTTCTAAGTTTCTAATTACTCTGTTGTTTTCTTCCTGCATACGAGTAATACCAGCACTACTTAGTTGAATAGGCTGAAATCCTCTTGGGTTTGTAGCAGGCTGGTATCGTAGTCGTGCCATAGTTATTTAAAAAAGGTTGAAGGTGGTGCTAGAGGTCAAAAAACTTAGAATCATATTTTGGTTTCGGTTTAAAAGCTTCATAAATCCCTGCACCTGCTGAAGCAAGATTCAAACCTTGTTGAATACTTTCACCAGTTGTAGGTTCTCCTGAAGGTATAGGTGCTTGTGGTCCTAAGATGTCTTTATAACTTACTTTACGTGACGGTAAGAAAACCCTTTCAGGAGTGATTTCTGGGTATGGTGCATATTCAAGTTGTGTTGGCATAATACCTACAGCAGCTTCTGCTTGAAGATCTTGACCTCTTCTTTGCAACTCAATAGCTGCAATATCACGTTCAGTTTGAGCAATTTTACTCTCTCTGTTAGCCTTCAATACTCTGTTGTTAAAATCAGCCTCTTCATTAGCAAACTTGATAGCTTGATCAATTCTAGCAATATCAATACCAACTTGTTTTGTTTGAAGACCTGACGTAACTCTAGCAAATCTAGTTGCTTCGTCAATTTTATTAATACTGAGATTAACACCAGTCTCTCTGACTGCTGAGTCAACATTTAGATTTAATAGTTGAATAGCAGCACTACGTCTAGAACCTTTTAAAGCTGATTCTAATTGTGTTAAAGTCCTAAATGATTCAGCCTGTGCTGATTGTATACTTTTACCTCTTGACTTACCAGCTTGACCTAAAGCAGCTTGACCTGAATCTTGGATTGCTTTAATAGAAGCAGCTTCTTTATCAAAAGCAGTCCTATTGTAAAGATTCTTTAGTTCAGTTTGAATCCTTTCGGTTCCAATACGTTGACTACTTTGTATACCAAATAAATTTGCTTGTTGTTGTAATTTATCAAGTCCTAGATTAGTAAGTTCATTTTCAAACCCTGTTTTAATAGTTTCAGCTCTAACTTCTTGTGTTTCTCTATTTAAACCTTGGTTAATTAATTCATTTTGAAGATCTGCATAAATAGATTCACGTTGAAATGCTTGATCTATTTCAAAATCTTTGAAAGCAGCTTGTGTAGTAGCAATTCCTAATGCAGCAGCTTCTGCATTTAAACCTAGTTGATCTTGTGATAGTCTTGCCCTTTCGTTATAAGCATTTAAGCTGGCTTGATACTCAAAATCTTGTATTTCTTTGTTATATTCCCAAGTTTTAACAGCAGTGTCAAAAGCATAATCTCTATTATTATAGTAATTTTCTTTTTCAACTGCATCTTTTTCCTTATTATATTTGTTTATTTCGTTTGCTTGTCTTCGAGCATCTTTTCTCTGCTCTATTTGCGCTCTTTCTTGATCGTCGTTAGCTGCACTGTTGTTACCAAATAAAGTGGTTCCAAGGCCAACAGCGGCTGAAACACCGGAGATTACTGCTGATACTGGCATAATTAAGCTCTCCTATAATATCGTGGTGAATAGTTACCTTCCCACATCATCTCTACAAGAGATACAGGATATGGATAATCACTTGTCATTTTTAATTCAAAATTAGTGTTACGTTGATGGATAGGTACATCAAACCTATACTCAGGTTTTACAGGGCTTGTGCTAAATTGATAATCATCACTTACT